CTGACCTCAAATATACAATAGAGAAGTCGGAGCTTGAAGGTAACAATATTATTGTCTTTGAAATAAGCGAGCTTGTTAGAGATTACATTGAAACCAAGTATGACGGAGAGTACGACAGCTATACCGTTTGGGTAAATCCAGTAATAACAGCAACAAACGAATTTGGATTAACAATCACATCTCCAACAATAACCCCAAGTGTTTCAGGTCAATTTATAGCCACAGAAGGTTACGGTTACTTTGAGGAAGGGGCTAACCCAGACTTTGACGAAGGACTGATGATGTCTGAAGGAACTATATACAGGGTTAATGACAGAAGCGTAAACATTCCAGTTAGCGCAGAGACAACAAATAGTCTGGCATTTAGGTTAAACGGAGACACCATAAGCTCCGTTACTATATCTGATAATGACAACACCAATCAAAAAATACAATACATAGCATCTGATAGCAATTCAACAGCAGACAGCTACAAAGAAAGGGTATTAGAAGCTGGTGGTGTATTTGAATATAACAGATGTCTTGAGGCATTTGAGGAAGCTGTTGATATAGGCGCAGTTGACGAAGTGTACATAAACTACACAAACGACACAGAAACAAGAACCAAAATACTAAAAGTAAAAACATTTGACTGCTCGAAGTATGAGCCAATAAGAGTTACCTTTGTAAACAAGTATGGCGCACTACAAGACCTGTATTTTACAAGAAGAAGTAATGAGTCAATAAATATAACAAGTCAAGACTTTAAGGCTTCTGTGTTTGACTTTACAAGCTTGTCTTACGACCAAACAGCTCACCAGCAGAGAACCTTAAATTTAGTTGGCAAAGAAAGCGTAACGTTAAATACAGATTACATTGATGAGTCTTGTAACGAGCATATAAAACAGCTTATGCTTTCCGAACAAATATGGATGACAAGACTTACAGACGAAGAGAAAATTGTGCCACTAAAACTAAAGAGCAATTCTTTGGAATTAAAGAAAAGGGTTAATGATAGGTTGGTGCAATACACTATGCAGTTTGATGTTGCAGCAGATAAAATAAACACTATTCGATAATGAATAAAGTTGTACTTTACATAAAAGATGCCGATAATGTTTATCAGGCGGTAGACTTGTTTGAAGATGAAACTATATCTGTTACATCTAAAATACAAGACATAAGGGATATATCTAAAGTATTTACCGATTTCTCGCAATCATTTACGATTCCAGCCTCAAGAAAGAACAATAAAATATTTAGGCACTTTTATAACTACTTTATAACAGATGGTGCGTTTGATGCTAGAAAAAAAGTAGATGCTATTTTAGAAATAAATTATATACCATTTAGGGAGGGAAAGGTATTTCTGAACGGTGTAAAGATGAAAGACAATAAGGCAGAGTCTTATAGGCTGACATTCTTTGGCAATACAGTAAATTTACCAGACATACTTGGAGATGATGAGCTTGAGTCTCTTACTTGGCTTGATAATTTTGAATATGAATATACGAGTCCAAACACCAAGACAAGACTTACAGGTAATCTAAATCAAACGGTCAACAGCGTAGTTAAATACGACCCAATAGTCGTTCCATTATTAACTCACACAAAGAGGCTTTATATGGACACAAGAAACCCAGAGGGTCATAATGACGATACATTAGCTGGTAACTTGTATTATCATAATAATTCCCATAGTGAAGATGCTGCATTAAGATTCGAGGATTTAAAACCAGCATTAAGGCTGATATATGTTATTGAGGCTATTGAGGAAAAATACCCAGATATAAGATTTACAAGAGACTTCTTTGATTCGGAGGTTTTTATTGGCGATGGCACAACCACAAATAGAGGACTTTATATGTGGTTAAGTAGAGAAAAAGGTCGTATTGGTGGTGAGGGCGGTCAGTCAATAGAGACAACACTAAAGAACTTTTCTTATTCATCTGGAGACCAATTAAGCACTTTTGAGGGTACGTTTAACTTTTCCGATTCTGGCGCAGACACAGACTCTTTGCTAACCACAAACAGTTTTTCTACTGGTTTAAAACCAAGAGTTTACCGATACACAACATTAGATTTAAGCACAATAAATACAACTTCAGGAGTTTACTCTATAAAAATAATAGATACGCTTGATAACAACGCTATTCTTTTAAATGAAGAAAACTTAACTGGAGACCAGACGGTTACTCTGGAGATGGGCAGACAAGTTACAAGTGTACTTTATGGGCTTAAATTCCTAGTAACATCTGAAGGTGGGTTTCAGTCTGAATTTAGTTTAAGGATAAGACAGATTACAGAAAGTGGTTATAGTATAAGTACAACTAAAGACGGAACTTTCGTTCCAGACAATATTACAGCGACAGCAAGTGGTTTAGTTAAGCCCACAGAAAGGATGCCTAAAATGAAGATATTAGATTTCATAACAAGCATATTTAAAACGTTTAATCTAACTGCCTACTATGTACAAGACAGGGGTGATGCTGATTATGGTAAGATAAGGGTTTTACCGTTAGACGAATATTATAGTGATAACCCAAGTATATTTGACATAACTAAATACGTTGACTCATCTGAATTTGATGTTAAATCAACAATACCATTTAGTGAAATAGAATTTAAGAACGAAGAGCCAAAGACACTACTAATGCTTCAGCACAAAGAGGCTTTTAATGAGGTTTTTGGTGATGCCATATACAAACCGCAAAACGTAGACAGAGGCAAGCCATACAAGGTTGAATCCAAATTTGAACACTTTAAGTTTGAAAGGATTAAAGATGTAAACCCAAGCAGTTCATTTGCAAATGGTGTAACCAATTTTCAATGGGGATATTCAGCTGGAGACAACTTTAAGCCAGATGCAAGCTCAACGCCTAAAACTGGTAATTACGATTCTGTTTTGATGTCACCAGCTATCTTTTACTGCATCAAGATAACTGGACTTTCGGGAGACGGTAGGTTAAATTGGAATGGCACATCTCATCAGCCACTTGGCTCGTATTGGAAGCCATCCAACACAGTCGAAAGCGGAAGCACATCAACACCTCCAGACTTTACCATAAACTTTGATGACGAAGAGGATGAGTGGAACTTAACTAATTATGGGGGAACAACAAACTCATTGTTTAGTAAATTCTATCAAACATATATCGAAGATGTTTTTGATGCTAAAAAGAGGATATTCAAACTAACAGCACATTTGCCATCTAGTATATTACTTAACTATGAGTTAAATGATAGGCTTCAGATTGGAGACAAAGTGTTTACTATAAATTCAATAAATAGTAATCTAAAAACAGGCGAATCTAAATTAGAATTATTGAACGTATTATGATAAAACAGATTATAGATTTATTGCAAGTATCTGATTGGTATGGCGTATCTCATAACGTAGATATCGCCAAAGGAATATATAAAGGATGCTCTAGTTGGGATGAGGCGAAGAGACAAGTGAAACGAGTGAAACAATCTAAAGCATACAAGAATGGCTGAACAAAAGATACTCATATCGATAAATATTAACGATAAGCAAGCCAAAAAAGGTGCTGATGGAGTTGCTAAATCATTAAGCAAAGTAGAAAAGGCACAAGAAGCTCTTAACTTTGAATTAAGCGAAGCTGGGAAAGAGTATGCTAAATTAACCGCAGCAACAAACGACCAGAAGTTAGCTAACAATCTAGCGGCGAAGTCTGCTGTTGATATGGCTAAAGGAATTAAGGCTGGCAGAACACAGTCTGGTCTTAACAACGCAATCTTACTTGAAACAGGTCGTTTAGCATCAGATGCTAGTTATGGTTTTACAGCGATAGCAAACAACTTGTCGCAGGTTGTAACATTGTTTAGTTCATTCGTAAAAACACAGGGGAGTGTTGGTGCATCTTTTAGAGAGTTGGGTAAATCTATTATGGGTACTGGTGGGCTTCTTATTGGGGTTCAGCTTTTAATCTCATTCGGTCCGAAACTGATGGATATGTTTATGCGCCTTATGGGTGAAACAATGAAACTATCAGATGTTTTCAAGGATGCTTCAAAAGAGGTAACAGGAACTGCTGGTAAATTTGAAACATATACAAAGACACTTCAGGATAGCAGCAAATCACAACAGGAACAACAAGATGCAATAAATTCATTAAAGAAAGAATTTCCTGATTATATAAAACAACTTGATGATGCTGGCTTAACTCTTGATGATGTCGCTAAAGGAACAAAAGAGGCAAGAAAAGAAAACGATATATATAGGGAATCAATCGTTAAACTTGCTATGGCAAGGGCAGCGCAGAATAAGATTGATGAAGAGGCTGCTAAACAGGTACAAGCCGAGACAGACCTACGTATAAAAGCAAGAGAGAAGTTTGGTAAAAGCACAGAGGACTTACAAAAACTTGAGGCTGAATATGAAAAGTTTAAAGAAACAAATACTCAAAAAGGTAGGGCAAGAGAAAAGGCTTTTACTAAAGCGTTTTCAGTAGAGGAAAAACAAATCCTACGACTAATTAGAGCTAGAAACGAGCAGGTTGAAGAATCACAGAAAAACATAGACACTCTTATTGAGTTTACCGACATTGAGGTTAAAGAAAATGAAAGATCTGGTCGTTCAAGAAAGAAAAGGTCAAGAACGTTTAAGGCTGCCGATTTAGACTACGAGAAAGAAACTCAACAGTCTCAAGAGAGATTACTCAAATCTTTTATAGAGGATGAAAAAAGAAAAGTAGCTGTAAAGTTTGATGGAATAAGAACAAGGGCTAGATTAAAGCAAACGGAATTTGAGGAAGACCAGCAAAGAAGATTAGATGAGTTTAAAGCATCTGATGCTACCGAAGCAGAGAAAGCGGAGGCTCAAAAGAGGTTTGACGAAGAGATTGCCAAGTCTAAAGAATCCTTATCTGCATATATTGTAAAACTAAAGCAAGAGGAAGCTGCTGCTATAACCAATATAGGAATAGAGGAAAGTAGAGAAATACAGCGATTAAATAGAGAAAAACTTGATTCGGAGGCAGCATACCTTGACGAGAAAAACAGGATGAATGGAGATTATTCATTCTTCCAAACCGAAAGAAACATAAAGACACTTACTATGGATGTGGCAGCTCAACAAGCTGTTGTTGACTCGCATGCTATCGGTACTATTGAAAGAGAACAGGCTGAATTAAGATTGTTTGAATTAAAGAAACAACTAAATTCGGAGGAACAGGCTCTTGCTGAACAGAAGTTTGCTTTCTTTAAACAGCAATACACAGCTATAACAGGCGCTTTAAGCCAAACATTTGCAGTTTCGGCAGAAAACGAAACTATTGCTTTAGAGGAAAGTTACGGAAGGAAAATTGCTGCTGCTGAAGGAAATAATGCAGAGCAAGAACGTTTAGAGAAAGAGTTAGCAGAAAAAAAGGATAAAATTGCAAGAAAACAGTTTAAGATAGACAAGGCGATGAAAATAGGAAGGGCATTGATGGACACCTATCAGTCTGGAATATTGGCTTTTGGCTCTCAACTTATAGTTGGAGACCCAACCTCACCAATAAGAGCAAGAATTGCTCAAGCGGTTGCTTTAGCTACTGGTCTTGCAAATGTAGCTAATATTGCTCGTCAAAAATATAAAAGTAGTATTAGTGCTGGTGCTGGCGGTGGTGCTTCAGGCGGTGGTGGAAACGTAATACAAGCACCAGACTTTAATGTTGTTGGCGCATCTCAAACATCGCAACTAGCACAAACAGTAGCCACTCAACAGGACAAACCAGTAAAAGCGTTTGTGGTAGGAAAAGACATTTCAACACAACAAGAATTAGATAGAAATATAACAAATACCGCATCATTCGGTTAATTCAATAGTATGAAGGTAATAGAATTATTTATAGACGAAGAGGGAGAGTTTTCAGGCATTGATGCCATATCAATTGTAGAACAACCTGCAATAGAAGAAAACTTTGTAGCCCTAAAAGAAGAAATAAAAGTTGAGCTTGCTGACGTTGATAAGGAGAAGCGTATTCTTATGGGTGCTGCACTTGTTCCTAACAAGAAAATATACAGAAGAGACAAAGAGGATGAGTATTATATATACTTCTCTGAAGATACTGTACGTAGAGCATCAGAGTTATTCTTAATGAAGGGAAACCAAAACAGGTCAACTCTTGAGCATCAGGCACAGCTATCAGGAATGTCGGTTGTGGAGTCTTGGATAATAGAAGATGAGCAGTACGACAAATCTCGTAAGTACGGACTAAAGATGCCTGTTGGTACTTGGATGGTGTCAATGAAAGTAAACAATGAAGAAGTTTGGAAGGACTACGTTAAGACAGGCAAGGTAAAAGGGTTTTCAATAGAGGGTTACTTTACCGATAAGGTTGCTATGTCAATGATTCAGAAAGAGAATGATGCTGCTGAAGTATTATTGGAAATTGCTGATAGTATTGAAGCTGGAAAGTTAAACCTAAAAACATACGGAGACTACGGAAGTGGTGTTAGAAATAACGCCAAGAGAGGTATTGAACTAAACAAGAAGGTGAATAACCGTTGTGCAACCTCTGTGGGGAAAATAAGAGCGCAACAATTAGCTAGAGGTGAAAAATTGAGTGTGTCCACGATTAAAAGGATGTATTCTTACCTATCAAGAGCTGAAACATACTATGATGCAGGTGATTCTAAAGCTTGTGGCACAATTTCATACCTATTATGGGGCGGTAAGGCTGGTTTAGCTTGGAGTAGAGGTAAGTTAAGGGAATTAGGTGAGTTAGACCTGTCTTGCGATTGCACAGAGCTGTCAGAAGAGCTTGAATTAGGTTTATACGACAAAACATACTCTGATTACCCAGATGCAGCTAAAAAGAACGCTAGAAAGGCTCTAGCATACTATGACAGCAATAAACCGAGATGCGGAACACCGCAGGCTTGGCAATTTGCCCAACTAATCTCTGCTGGCAAACCATTATCAAGATGTCTTATATCAGAAATGGCATCTTACAATAGATTTGAGAAGAAAAAGGGCGAACCATACAACAAGGGTTGTGGAGGATTGCTCTGGGATGCTTGGGGAGGCGAAGAGGGTATTCGCTGGGCAGAAGGTAAGCTAGATGAAATTAACGCAAACGAATCTAAACTTGATTTATCCTCTAAAGAAATAGACGGTAGGCTTGCATACGATACAAAAGAAGAAGCGTTAAGAATCGCAGAAGATATTGGGTGCGAGGGTTTTCACATACATAATGTTGAGGGTAAGGATTGGTATATGCCTTGCAAAGAACATAAATTAGCTGAATATGATGACAAGGGAAGAATTAAACGAAGCAAGAAAGCTCCAAATTCCGATAATCCAAATCCTAATCCAAAACGAGGAAGCAATCGCAATCCAAAGGGTGCTGCTGGGAAGTCAAGGGGAGTTACTGTACCCGACAGAGTGCTAAAGTCGTTACAGAAGAAAGCTAATGACTTTAACGAGAAGTATAAATCTAAAAAGGGATATGGAACTACCGTTGGACAACTGAAGTCTGTGTACCAGCGTGGTGTTGGCGCATTTCAGACATCTCATAGCCCTAATGTAAAGTCAGCAGAACAATGGGCGCAAGCTAGAGTAAACGCCTATATATACCTTTTAAAGAACGGTAGACCGCAAAACGCTAAATACACTACCGATTATGATTTACTACCAAAGAAACACCCTAAATCAAGTAAGAAATGAAAAGTAAAGAAACGGTAGGAAGGCAAGTGCCGACAAACTCAAAGAGAGGTTGTTTGTGTAAAAACGGAAGAACATACTCAAGAAGATGCTGTGATGGCACTTTGAGAGCGCAGGGTATTGGAAAAATACGTGCTTAAAAATCTAACAGGTTGTTTAATACTTGTTATTTACCTATAACTATAACTGTTAATTAACATAATATGGAGAGTAAAGCTACAAACATTCTAAACGATATTATGCAAAAGCTTTCTGCTATTAGTGAGACGGAAACTAAAAAGGTTGAGAACATTGAAGTTGCAGCCGAAGAAGTTACTGAAACTCCAGAAGTAGAAGAAGTTGCATTATCTGAAGATTCTGTTGAAGAAGTTGCTACTGAAGAAGTAGAAGCTGCTCCTGAAGTTGAATCAACTGAAGAGGTTGAACTAGCTGAAGAATCTGAAGAAGATAAAGAAGCTCCTGAAGCCGAAGAAGATGAGGCTGAAGAGCTAGAAGAAGATTATGTATCTAAACAGGACTTCGATTCTAAAATCGCAGAACTTGAGGATATGATTAAATCTATTAAAGAAGATATGATGGTTGAGTACAATAAAGTTGAGCAAGAAAAGGCTGAACTTTCGTCTCAAGTCGAAAAGCTATCTGCTGAACCAGCAGCCGAGCCAATCGCACACGCACCATCAGAAAAAACTGAACAAAAAGAGGTGGTTAAATTCGGTCAGAATCGCCCTGCTAGTACACTTGACCGAGTATTTTCAAAACTAATATAATATAAAAATGAGTAATCAAAAAGTAAATCTATACGCTGGTAATGGTTCTGTTGATACCATCACCTCTACTTACGCTGGAGAGTTTGCAGGGAAATACATTTCTGCTGCCCTCTTGACAGGTAAAACATTAGCTGAAGGTGCAATCACCATCAAACCTAATGTAAAATATAAAGAAGTCGTAAAGAAAGTTGCTTCAACTAACTTTATCGGTGATGCTTCTTGTGATTTTTCCGCTACTGCTGATGCGCTTACACTTACAGAGCGTATTCTTCAGCCAGAAGAGTTCCAAGTTAACCTAGAGCTTTGTAAAAAAGACTTTAGAGCAGATTGGGAAGCTGTACAAATGGGATATTCTGCATTTGACAAACTGCCTGCATCTTTCTCTGACTTTATTCTAGGACACGTTTCTGCTAAAGTTGCTGAAAAGACAGAGCAAAATATCTGGGCTGGTGTAAACGCCAACGCTGGAGAGTTTGACGGTCTTACAGTACTTATGGCTGCTGATGATGATGTAAATGATGCTGCAAATGGCTCTGAAACATCTTTCTCTTCTGCTAACATTGTAGAGCTACTTGGAAATGTAGTTGATTCAATTCCTTCTACCGTTTATGGTAAAGAAGATTTAACTATCTACGTTCCAACTATTGCATTACAAGCTTATGTTCGTGCATTAGGCGGTTTTGCTTCAGAAGGACAAGGTGCTGCTGGTACAGACTCTAAAGGACAACAATGGTACAATATGGGTAATGCACTTTCTTTTGAAGGTATCAAAATCCAACATGCGCCAGGAATGCCTGCTGACCACATTGTTGCTGGTGAGGCTTCTAACATCTACTTTGGTACAGGTCTATTAAGCGACCACAACGAAGTAAAAGTAATCGACATGGCTGACCTTGATGGAAGCCAGAATGTACGTATCATCATGCGATATACAGCAGGTGTACAATACGGTATCGGTTCTGACTTGACGTTACTGACGTTAGCATAATAATTGTTTAATCGAAAGGGGTGGTAACTCTGCCCCTTTTACTAAAAAAGTAAAACTATGGCTTGTGATTTAACTGGCGGAAGATTAAGACCTTGTAAGGATGCTGTCGGTGGTATTAAGAAACTACACTTTGTAGATTTCGGTGATTTAGGAACTTTAACCTATGGTTCTAGTGATGAGATTACTGATATGACTGGTACTTTCGACTATCACACTTACGATGTTAAAGGTAATTCTTCGCTTGAAACAAACATTACATCTTCTATGGAGAATGGAACAACATTCTTTGAGCAGGTGTTAAGCGTTACATTGTTTAAGCTAACTAAAGAGGACAATAAAGAATTGAAGTTAATGGCGTATGGTAGACCACACGTTGTTGTACAAACATTTGATGATAAGTTCTTGTTGGTTGGTGCTGACAATGGTTCTGACGTAACTGGCGGTACTGCTGTAACTGGTACTGCTATGGGAGACTTAAATGGCTACACACTCACTCTAACTGCTAATGAAATCCGTATGCCATCTTTCGTAGATGGAGGTACTGATGCAGACCCATTTGCAGGTATGACAAGTGCTACTGCTACTGAATCTACTCAAAGAGACCCTTCATAAATTTAATAGGGTTATGAATCTAAAAGGGGTTGCTTATGCGACCCTTTTTTTATATCTTTGAAACAAACACAATCTTGATTGTTACTTTTATATGCATATACTAACAACATCTACTGAAAATCAGGATATAAATATTAAGCCCAGAAAAACTTCTGCTGTTGGCGGTACTACATTAACTTTGATTGACAAGGCAACAAGAGCATCAAGAAACTATACAAATTCATATAGTTTTAATGATTCTACAAACATCATGACTATAACAGCAGCATTTGATGACATTAAAGCAGAAACATATTACACGCTTATAATAAAAGATAATGTTGGGGATATATATAGAGGTATGGTATATGTAACAAATCAAACAGACTATCCTAAATATGAGGTTGGTAAAAATGATTACACGACAGAAGATAGTTATGATAACGAATTTGTATTTATAGATTAACAATAAGATGGCTAAAAAAGTAAGGCATTACGCAAAGAAAAGACCCATTATGAATAATAAAGAAGAGGGTAAAATACATATTGTTCAACTCGGCTCTTATTCAAGACCAGAGATAAAAGAATACTATAACGATGACTTCGTTGCTTATGGCGAGGACAACGACTATTTTACTTACCTGATAGACAGGTATAACGGAAGCCCAACAAATAACGCTGCAATCAATGGCATCTCTGAAATGATATACGGGAGAGGTCTTGATGCGACAGACAGTAAAGATAATGATGCTGATTATAAGGAGATGAAAGAACTCCTTAAAAAAGATGTGATTAAGAGAATTACTCACGACTATAAAATGATGGGTCAAGCTGCGTTGCAAGTTATATACACCAAAGACCGCTCTAAAATCGCACAGGTAGAGCATATACCAGTAGAGACGTTAAGAGCCGAGAAATGCAACTCTAAAGGCGAAATAGAGGCATATTACTACCATTCTGATTGGAGTACAGCAAGCACAGGGGATAAGCTAACTAAAATACCTGCATTTGGGTTCTCTAATGCTGCTATTGAGATACTATATATAAAGCCTTATCGTGCTGGGTATAAATACTATTCGCCAGTAGATTATCAAGGAGGGTTACAGTATGCGGAGTTGGAAGAAGAAATTGCTAACTATCACATCAACAATATTCAGAACGGATTGAGTCCTTCAATGCTTATCAACTTTAACAATGGTACGCCAGATGCGGAGCAGAGAGATGCGATAGAGAATAGTATTGTAAATAAATTTAGTGGTAGTTCCAACGCAGGGCGTTTTATACTAGCGTTTAACGATAGTAAAGAGCTTGCAGCAACTATTGAACCAGTACAGTTATCAGATGCACACCAGCAATATCAGTTCTTATCAGACGAGAGTATGCGTAAAGTAATGGTATCACACCGTATCGTATCACCTATGCTTGTTGGTATAAAAGATACGTCTGGTCTTGGAAACAATGCGGAGGAATTACAGACTGCTTCTGTTCTTATGGACAACACAGTTATAAGACCAATGCAGGTCACAATACTTGATGAGCTTGAGAAGATACTTGAGTACAACGGAATAAACCTTGATATCTATTTTAAGACCCTACAACCCCTTGAATTTACTGACTTGACTAATGCTATAAGCGAAGCCGAGATAGAGAAGGAAACAGGTGTTAAAAAGGATATAGAAGAGGAAGTGAAAGAAAAGGTAGAAGAACAAATTGAAGATGTAGAATAATGGCAACAGCAATATTTATAAAGAGAAGCGACCTTATCAAGAATACTGCATTAAGCGGTTCGATTGATACTGATAAATTTATTCAGTTCATAAAAATAGCACAAGAGATACATATTCAAAACTATTTAGGAAGCGACCTATACGATAAGATTAGTGCGGATATTATCTCCGACAATCTTACTGGCGATTATTTGGCGTTAGTAAATGACTATGTTCAACCTATGCTCATTCACTATGCGATGGTTGAGTATCTTCCGTTTGCTTCTTACACTATTGCTAATGGAGGTGTATTCAAGCACAGTTCTGAAAATAGTACTATTGTAGATAAGCAAGAGATTGATTCTTTAATATCAAAGGAAAGAGATTACGCTGAATACTACACGCAAAGACTAATTGACTATTTAAGTTTTAATGCGCCAAGTAAATTCCCAGAGTATTACAGTAATTCTAACGAGGAAATATATCCTGACAAAAACGCTTTATTTAACGGATGGATGCTGTAAGTAAATATAAACCAAAGAAA